GGCGGCAACTGTCGTAAGAGCGGAGTTTGCCATAAGAAACGTCCAATCGAACTTTGCCGGGATCTCCCGGACATAGACGTCGTTTACGACCCCACGGATTTTATCCATGACGTTATCGTTCATGCGCCCGAGCTTTTGGACTCTTTCAACTATTTCGGTAAAAGGTATTTCCTGCGTGTTCTGGCTCATATCACATTCCTTTCAAACAGAAATGCCCGAATAAGGTAAGCGCAAACCCAATCCAAACGGCTTGCATCAACCAAAATCTCCAAGGGTCTTCCTTGAGCTCGTCTTGAATGTTATTGGAGACAGTCTGTTTTTTAGGTGAAAATAAATAATTTAAAAGCTCCCCGAGCAACACTGCGAGAGTAATTATTGCCCAGAAAATCGACACCCAATGCCCTGCCCACGGCCAAGTAATAACGCAAAGGAGTGCCGCTTCTATCGCAAGCGAGGGCCAGCTAAAGAGATATTTCCAGTTCATTGTCCCACCTTCACTTTCATGACTTCCTTCAAGTAAGCGTCGTTAAAACACGACCAATTCTGGTCTTGTCCGAGTTCAAACTTATAATCCTTCCCCATCACAGGATGAAGGGCTGTATTACAGCCTGTGAACACGGTCAAAAAACATAGTGATGCCAGAAATATCGTGATTGCTAACCGCATCTTGACCCTCCTTTAAAATTTGCGTGGCTTGAGTTTTCTTCTCATCACTCCAAGTTCCCCATTTCTGCAAAAGATACCAGAGGATTTGGAGAACCACTCCTATAATTTGAAGCCAACCCATCTATTGCCCCTTTTTATTCAATGCAACGGTATGGATAATGTTGTAAACGAACGAGTAAAATTTATTGCTCGTTGTTGTCGGTGTTGGCAGCATATTCAAAACCACCGAAGAAATAGCCACTACGGATGCCACAATTGACGCAATGTTCGTCTTATTCGCTACGGCCCAATTCGCAATCGCTCCAATATCCATTTTATTCTCCTTTGTTTTCCTCACGAAAGTCAGAGGTGATTAACTCGTCTATCTCCTTCTTCAGGCTCAAAGCGTGAATCTTTATTGACTCGCTCTTACTTTCTGGCAGTTGCAGGAATATCGACAGAGCTTGCCTTAACGTCCACATCTTCTCTCTCGCTTGCTCCACGATGCAACCGTGACAAGCGAACCGTCTTTCGCAAGGCATCCGTCACCTCACTTTTTATCTATCTTTTCCTCAAGCCGTTTAAAGCCTTCCTGCATCATTTGTTTCAGTTCAGCGACTTGCTCGGCGGTCTTTGCGTGCAGGATGTTACAGACCGTTTGACAGACGTATCGGGAGTCATACTTCTCAAGTTGCCCGTCCATCTTCCCTTCAATGAAGGTTTTGTACTCGTCCAAGCGTTCGTACACTCTTGCCACTTTCTTATCTGCCGTTTCAAGAGCTTTTTGAACTTTATCATCTTGTTGATCTGAAAAGTTCTGGAACATCCCACGAAGAATCCAAGTCCCTCCGACAAGCGAAGAAACTACCGCAAGAATAAATCCGCAACCAGTGAACCAAACAATAAAGTTTTCTGAAGAAGTCATTTCCTAGTCCCCCTGCACTTGCAATGCTTGAACGGGCAAGCCCCATGCCGCCCCTTCCAGAACCAAAACCATTCCATTCTTATCCACGCCCATAAGATGTAACGAAAACTTTTCATTCATAAGTTTCCCTAAAACGCATTTTGGTTAACGGCTCCATGAAGGTCTAAATCACCGTTATCTTTAAGTCTTGCCACTTCTGCCCCATTCACCATGAAAGTAATCCAATGGTTTGTACTATCATATTTGTAACCTGTTCGGGTCGCCACATTCGCAGTAACGACCTGTGAGCCTCCAGTAAAAGTAATCGTTCCTGCGAGTTGAGTGACATTGGCGATACACACGCTTCCAACGGAGTGAGTACCAGTCGTGAATGTAAGGTTTGTGGCAACTTGAGTGACAGAGGCATTGACCATGCTCCCAGTGGTAATACTTTGGGTGCCACCAGAAAGTGTGAGGTTGGCTCCCACTTGGGTAACACTTGTGTTCTGGACGGCTGCGATAGATTGGGTGCCTGTGGTAAAGGTAAGCTGTGAACTTGCCTGGCTTCCATCCTGGGTGACTGAAGCACTTGTTCCCCCCGTCTGCTTCAAGCCGTTGTCTTTGATGTCGTTGATTTCGGTGGAGGTTAAAGCATCGTTAAAGAATGCAAAATCATCTATATTTCCGTTAAAACTATTTCCCCCACCCGAACCGTTGTTCCCTAAATAGATGTCTCCATTCCCAGAAGTTGAATCGTAGTAAATATTATTTGTATTTGTTGAATTATTTTGTGCTACATTATTTCCATCCTGATACATAGTAACAATCGCATTGTTACTTCCATCTCTGGAAACCACTAAGGCTCCGTGAGTAAAACTAGAAGAAGAAAAGAAATTGTTTACTCCTGTATTGGCTTGAATTGTTGTTGTCGGAGAACCAACAACTCTCACATAGGCATAAAATCTATTTTGATTTAAACTATCTTGCTCAAATCCAAAAGTAGAATAAGGGGAAGAAGTTCCATTTGCCGCTGACTTCGCAAACAACTCACCATAAGATTGATTGTTTCCAAGACTATATCCAAACGCAACAACAGTCATTTTTAGAGCTGGTTGTAAATCGCTAACACCAGAAGCAACTACTTTTATATAATTTCCGCTTCCATTAAACTGATATGCTCCACCTCCAAATTTACTAGTTGTGGTAAATGTTGCCCCAGAAACAGAGCCAGTATTACCATTTCCAGAGGCATCTGGTTGCGTAGAGTTATTCGTATCAAGAAGTAATGCACATTTACAACTCGGATACGCTGTATAATCCGTCCCCATTACATAACCCTCTCAAAACTCATTTATGGAAGTACCTGTTGAGAAGCAATAACTTTATCCGTTTTTACGCTCGCAGTCCCATCCTGATTAATGGTCATGGTACTCGCCCCATTCTGCACCGTTACTGACGTACTATCTCCCGAAGCACTTTGACCAACAACGCTTGATAACTGTGATACCAACGCAGCATTGGCGGTCGCACTGTACTGTTGGGTCACAAGATTATTTACCTGTGCCTGTACATCAGCCAAGATTGCAGAAGTCATATCATCATTGGACATCCCAGCAAACTGGATTGCTGAATACCTGCAACAATAGACAGACTTCCCGTTAATCTGGGGATAATTACTCTGAACATCCACTCCGTCAATCTGGTAATTTGTCCAGACCCTTATCGCCCCATTATTATCTTGGTCTACCTGAACAATGGTTCCTGTAATCATATCTCCCCCTTAACTCAAATTAAACACGCCGTTCGATGCATCCCAAGTAATTGTGAAAGTCCCACCCCCTGAAGCGGTCTGTGTTGACCCAAAATCCACATTGCATATCAATCTGTTGGAATTGGTCGCAGAATAAAGTTTTAAGGAACCAGCGGTGAACCCAGCCCCCGAAGCAGTCCAGACGGCGTTGTTCGTGATTTTGAATATGGCGGTGCTGGTTCCTGTGATGGTGGAAAGCCCAGCGGTCATACCTCCTGTTAAGTATCCGTTGGCATTCGCCACCTCTGTTCCAGTTGTGGTATAAGAGGTATCGGTCGCCACAAAAGTCCCTGTGGTGGTGAACAGAGCACAGTACATTGTATCAGTAGTCAAATTCACGGCATTCTTCAAAACATCGCTTTTAAAACAGTAGTACATCTGGGTCACAACGCTCATTTGGAATTCTCCTTTTCTTCATTTTTGATATCGAGTGCCATTGGAGGCACTATGATTTCGACGCTTTTTTTTTCCATTTTAGGCTCCGTCCAAGTAGATAGGTTGATTCGATTTAATCGTAAGCCCTCCCGCAAATTCTGGAGAGCCTCCCGAAACCGTCTGAGCACTCGATTGATTGAGAAGGAGATAAGCCCCTGCCCCCCCGCTCCCACTGCTGATATTGACATAAATAATGCCTCTAACGACTTCTGTTAAACTGCTGTTGGGAAAAACAAGTTGCACTGGAAGGTCATAGACATTTCCAGCGCTATCTTGGACGACAAAGCCTGTTCGTAACGGTTCACTCTGCATTGATAAGCCACTCTAAGATTTCCTTCATTGCTAAATATTTGATTGCGTCTTCTTTTACTCCAAGCCTGTCCGCTTCAAGATGTTTCGCTCTCGCCATATCAAGGGTCCTAACGATTTCCTCGTTGGACTTTAAGACCACGGAATTCACTCGTTTTTGGTGGTTCCTTGAAATCTTAAAATCCCTCACAAGTTTAGAAAACATCCTGAACCGCCAATCTCACCAAAAAATTAGTATCGACCGAAGCGTTCGTAATCGCTAACGTATAAATCCCACGCATCGGAAGATCATAACTTCTGTTTAAATTCGTGCTGATATTGCTTAAATTCACGACGTTCCTGTTCTTATTGTCCGTTAAAACGACCCCGAAATTGACAGCGGTATTTCCATAATCCACGAAAAGATGTTTTAAAAGACCGTCTCGGATATTGAGAGTGTTCGTCGCCCAATAGCCGCTTTGCGTGATTCCGCTGCTTACCGCCATCTCGTAGATTTGAACGGACACGGCTTACTCCAAAACAAAGACTAAGGTTGATGCGGTCATGGTCGGAACGTAAACTCCAAGAGTCGGGATTCCTATTCCAAAATGGTCCACCTGCGTCTTATTCCACATTATGTTTGACGGAGAGGTGCTAAAAAGGAATCCATAGCTCGCAATGACATTTCCAGTATTTCCAACGGCAACTACCGCTGTTGCGGTTGTATCATTCGCAATAAAAATAATGTCGATTACTTTCATCTTCCCGATATTTGCAGTCGTTGCGACGGCGGCAGAGGTTCCTTGCAGCCCGTAAGGAAGCGGAATGTTCCCAGTCGCGGTATCCACAATATAAAAATTCGTCGTTAAACGGTTTGCCATTTTAGAAAGCCCCCATTAGGTTGAAGTTAGGCCCCATTCTTGAAGTCTCAACCCAAGAAGCAAGAGCCGTGTTGTAAATAAGGTTAAGCATCGTGCCCGAATTAATTTGAATGCTTGGCGTATAAAGCTGAAGTCCCGTTCCATTCTGGAGAACAAGCGAGGAACCTACTCCCTGCACCGTACATAAATCCCCGTTGAAAGACGAGGCGATTGGGTTTGGGATATTCAAGACGACGGGGTATCCCGACGCACTACTCGTTGCTTGAACGGCATAAGTCGCAGACCCAGCGCAAAAGAACGCAGAAAGTCCGTTCATGGTGTTCGGCGAATAACAATTAAGCGTGTAATTACTTCCGCTATCGCTTGCTAAAGTTTGGCTACTTACAACCAAATAAACCCACGAGGAATTCCCGGGATGAAAAGCTGAAAATTTCTGACCGCTTGGATTTCCGTTCACGTAAAGCTGAGCAACATTTTGTGTATTGCACCAAACAAACATTCCAAAAGTCACTAAGTTCCCAGCCCACTTAGGATAAGATTGATTTTGATTGATGCTGAAACCAGCGTTATAAGCAGTTGAAATTCCAGCACAGTAAGTTCCTTGGTATGGGGTTGGGCTCGATGTGGTTTGAACGAGATTTCCTCCAGCAACTACTGTCCAATAAGTCATACTGGTCGAAGAAGACCACAATTGCATAGCGCCATCTGATAAAACACTTACGAGTCCCGCAGTTGTTAACTGAGTTATTACATGCGTTCCCTGCACATAAAGAATCGACTGGTTGTAATCGTACTGATTTGCATTATCCGCTACCTGAAAAAGAGATATCTGGCTTGTCGGCGTAATGTTTTGGACCGGAATAGTGACGTTAGGAGGCGCGATATTCGTTACCGCCGTATTAAACGTACAAACATCGCCGGGCGAGATATCCGCCTCCCCCGGATAAAGTCTATCCGAGGGAGGGGGCATATCGAATTCGTCACCGCCAACGTAGACGGGTCCGTTATAGTCTTTCTCTAAAAAGAGTTCGACATTTCGGTGCGTGAATCCAGACCTGTCCGAATCTCGCAACAGAAACTTCTTTTTCTTTAAAGGAATGCCCCTAGACGGAACTTGCATTGGATTACCTGCTTAAGGTAGCCCATTGCCCGTTAGAAACTTTTACGAGTTCTACGGAACCGCCGCTTGCCGCAACCGTCAGAACTCCGAATGTCCCATAGCCGACGAGCGAATAAATAATATTTCCCGCCGTTGAAACCGTAAATGTTCCGCTAGAATTTCCATTGACCAAAAGAAGTCTTTGACCAATCATTCCACCAGCGATGTTCGCAACAGCGTTCCCTGCGGTTGTTGCGTTCACGACGAAACTGTTAACCCAGTTCGCAACTAACCCGTTAGTCGTCGTATTAAGAGTTGCGGGAACGAAATTCTGGTAGATATTCGAACGTCCCATCTCCATAAAAGCGGAATTGTGATAGATCAGATCAAGAAAACTCCCGGCGCTGAAAGCATTATCCGTGCCCACAAGATAAATCCTAGAACCCGAAACGGTCGTATTAGAGTCTAGGAAAATAATCTTGATTTCTTTGCCTTCATGAAGTCCCGCAAGATTTCCCTTTCCTGCCGCCGGATCTTGAATCGTGAAACTGTTGATAACGGTCGCCCCGGAGTTATTGGTATAAAACAAACTGCCCAACGTGATATCGGGAGCTGTATTCATTTGAGCGAACAAACCGTCCGTTCCCGCTAGATATCCTTTTTGCCCAGGAACACCCGTATAGAAGTTATTCTCTCGGCCATATGCCAAGCCGTAACGAATTCTCATCTCACCACGCATAATATCCTCCTTTTATGGACCCCCTTTAAAAGGGGGCGGGGGGTCTCCCACTAGGGACTTACCCCCCATCACCCGTTTAACTGCTCAAGCCCCTTGACTGTTATACATGTTGTTGGGCTTGTTCACTTCGACTGAGAACCGCATCGTCGCCTTAAACTTCAGGTCACCCGTCTCGAAATCGCTATCCTGTTTGACGGTGAATTTGCGTCTCATAAACGCAATCACGCCGCCATCAGCATGCGGTGGCTCCGCCCAAAGAGTGAAAGCCGTTCTGCCCGTGAGATAAGGGCTCACGATCGGCTGAAGACCCCACTTTTTGATGGAGTTAATTGAGTTGTTCGGAGATTCCGGGTCATACCCCGATTCAAGAAGCTCATAGGCTTTCCATGCATTGTTCGGATGCACGAAAATGTATTTCGGCTTGATGATCTGGAATTTCAAGGAATCGTCCTTGGTGGTGATGAAGTTATCGATGCAAGTCTGAAGACTCGTCGCCGACAAATCAGCAGCCGGGGAGAGAACATTCGACCAAGTGCTGCCACGAAGCAAGGTGTGAGCGGAATTAAAAATGCTCAAGCCGTCTCCTGCCGTGTGGGTGGTCGTGTTCGCCCCGTTATTGATAATGTCGTGAACGAGAAGTTCCAGAGTCTCCCCGAATGACGCACCCAGTTCTTTCGACTGAGCTTCCATATGGGTCGGAATATCGCCGTAGAGCGTATCTTCGATCATCTCTTCGGTAATACGAGTGCCGAGACCATAGGTATAGTGCACCCAGCGCTTTTGGGGACCTTGCACGAAATCGTCATAGGTGATTTCTTTCCCTTCAGGCTTTAATACAGGAAAACCAAGTCCTCCGAAATAAGCCGTATCTTCATACGCCCTATCGGATGTTCTCGGTCCCCCGCAAATCTTTTTCCAAATTGCCTCTTCTTCTTTTCTCCTGTAGCTATCCACCGCAAAAGCGAATAACCCAGGGACTACCGCTTTATTAAATTGCGCCCTATTCATGGTTAATCTCCTTTACGTTAAGCTCCCAACCCAATTTGGGCCGGGCTTTGTGATAACAGGTGAGAAATCGCTCTTACACGGAGTTTTGTGTAAAAAACGCCCGAAGAAGAATTCCCTCCAACGGCGTTCGTTGTCCCATCTGAATTCTTCACTGGAATCAACCCAAGAACCTGAAGCACACCGCTACCAGTTTGAGTCAACTGTTGCGGGTCAAGTTCCATGGTTGAAAATCCGGTGATGTTGTTACCGCTTACCGACCGATACATCACGGTGCTGGTCTGAAGCATTTGAGCACTTGTGATGCACAAACTGTTCGCACCAGTACCGACCTGAACGACATAGTTCTGGTCTGGGTCATCAGCGCAAAGAACGTAACCGTCTGTATTTGCTGGAAGGTACGGACCAGCCGTAACTTGAAGCATACTGGACGGCAAAGCATTCATATTTGAATCAGCAAAACCTACAACGGGACCAATGGTAAAAATAGTGGCCGCTGTATTGACCAATAAAGGAACCGCTTGTCCGTTAGAATCAAGGCTCATAAGCTGACCAAGATAAACAGCGGCGGCATTGGAAGTCGTTAGCTTGTAGTAATTCTTACGGTAGTTTCCGTAAGGATATTCTACTGGCAGACAGCCCCCTCTTGCGCCACTCCAGTCATCATTTGCCATTTTAAAACTCCTTTTCGACTAAAGTTAAACTCCCACTATTCGCCCTTCTTCTTTTTCCTCAGGCTTGGGGATATAAAATTTAGGGTTTCCTTCGTGAGCGGTTTCCTTCGTCTTTATCCGTTGAAGCGACTCTAACCCAGGAGCTTTTCGCATTTCCTCGTCAATATGTCTCGGTCTGAACATCAACACCATGTCTCCCCGTTCCATCACTCCCCTTGCGGAGAAAAGATGGTCTGGAAGCAATGGGAAAAACGTGCGATTCGTGAACTTGTAATGGTAAATATCACAAGCCTCGTCAATCGCCTGTTTCCTTTTGAAAATCCAGGTGAAACAATATTTCTTAGTGAATTCGTCAAGCTCGACGGGTAAAGAAAGCTGATGCCGCCCTTCTCTGGGCTGCACGACTACTTCCTTGTCGATTTCGTCTAAAGTTTGAGGTTGAGATTTGATCCGGTCAAGCAACATCGCATCGACCTCGGAATGAATCACAAAATTCGTCATTTCCTTTTTCTCTGGCTGGACAGGAACCGCTTCTGTGGGTTTATTTTCTTGCGCCACAGGTTTCTCAGGCGTCGGAATGACTGCTTCTGGTTTCAAATCCTTTTTTTTCTCGAATGGATTACTCATGCGCTCACCCCCTCCTTAAAGTTCGCTTCTTTCATCGAAGCGTACATCGCAGGAGAGATTCCCTTTGCCTTGCAAAAGTCCACTTCATCCTGAGTCAGTTTTATGGTTTTTGGATTTGAACTGGGACGACCTTGCGGGGAAACTCCAGCGGCGACTCTTTTCAAGCGTTCCTTTTCGGGATCCGGTTTTTCAACCGTGTCCTTTACTTCGGAACTGTCTTTCCACTCGTTGTAGACAAGTTTTGGAGCGTACGGGTTTTTCATAAGCGACTGGTCTTCAGCAAGCATTTTGTTCCAAGTGGCCCAATAGCCCTTGAAACTCTCTGAAGTTTCGTCCATCAAGGATGGATCTTTTGCCGCTACCCACGCTTTTTGCTTCTCTAGCGTCTGAAGGTAAGACTGCTGATTGAATTGCTCTTGCTGTTGTTTTTGATGCTCGGCCATTAAAGCTTTGAATTTCTCCTCCGCTTTCTTTTCGGCGATTTTCTCAGCCATCATTTTGACTGGCTTTGTCCAATCGCTCTGTCCGAGCTGCGTAAGTTCTTCCTTGTTAAATCCATAACCATCCGCTTCAGGTTTCTCCACAGGACTTTTTGTGGGTTGCGGAGTGCTTAACTGTGCGAGTCTTTCGCTCCATTCCCTCTGACTCTTCTCGAACTGCCGGGCTTGGAACTCCATTCTCGCCGTTAATTTCTTGAATTCCTCAGGACTGACAGTTTCCGCACGAGTTGCCGTTTCGACAGGTTTTCCGGTCGTTGCGTCAAGCTCCACTATCGTGTCTGGTTTTTTTTGGGGCTCCGCTGGAATTACTTCCACCGGGGTTTCTTTAGTCTCAGGTTTCCCTGGCATTTTTATACTCGCTTTCTGACTGGTCTCCGACTTGATTAGTTAGCCGGGTAATCGCTTTATGAGGTTCGCTAATCACGAAATTAAGTGCGTCAATGTATCCTTGGTTAAGCTGGGCGTCCCCCAGTCGGCCCGTGCGTATTGCCTCCGCCTTCACCACTTCTTTTCTCATTGAGAGCCGCACCAAGTGGCCCACCAACTTGTTCCATCCCTGGGTTTGAATTAGGTCCCTGTAATTGTCCACGGTTTCCAGATTTGCTTCCTTCGGGTTGAGCTCCTTTACCTCCATTCATGCCTTTCTGCATCATCTGCATAATCATCTGCATCATCATCATGTGCTGCTCGATGTGCTGTTGCGTAAAGCCTTGGATTTCTCCGAGTAAGTGCGGGGGAACCTGCGCCAGACTCGGGGACTGAAGCAGGTTCATGTGTTTCTGGATGTGGACTTGGTGGTTCTCCTGAATCATCGGGACCACCTTCTCAAACGCTCCCTGAATAATCAGGGTATTTTCGATGTTCGGGTCGTCGATGTAATCCTGGTCTGGAGCGGGTCCCAGATATTCCCGCTCGTCTTTCCCGACTGACTTGATAACGTCCGCCGTTAAGTGATAAAGCCCGGCAGGATTTGTCGCTACCAAAGGATTTTGCGTCAGAAGTCCATAAAGCATCTGAGCGACTTGTTGCTCTGTTTCCTTAGAGCCCATCGAAGGGTCTGGCAATAAAAACGCATCAAACTCTCCCGAAATCCCTTCCATCGAGAGTTCGTTTGGCGCAAAGATGGGATTCCCATCGTCCCCCAAAATCCTTTGCTCTAAGCCAGGCGGGATATTGAGTTGGAGAATATCAAAACGCTGGCGAATGATATTTGCCATGCCCGCTCTGAGGCGTTCTGCCGGGATTGCGAATCGTTCATTCGCCGCTCCGACGATAGCGTTCGTCCTAGTGGCGGTTCCCGATCCTCCAACAATTTCTGATTCTTTTCCTAAAACGTAGGATGAAGCCGCCGTTAAGCGCTCGATGAACTCGGTCACTAGCCTAATCGCCGCAATCAGCTTGTCGATCGGGGCGTTAATTGTGGGAAAGTAGATTGACCGTTGCGGGTCGCTTAACGGAGTAATTTTGTTGGGTTGCAGGAATAAAGCCGGAGCGTCTAAATCACCGCCTGGATCATAAAATCCTGGCATCATGATCGAAAGCGTATTGGCATCTGAAAGCTGATTAAAAAGCGAGTCGATTTCTTCCGCCAGTTCTTTGACGGTCTCGAGCGCTCCCTGCCCGAAATTCTCTTCCACGTCATCGAGGCGAGACTCGATTTTCGTGAAGTTTAAAGGTCTCCTCCCCGATTTCGTGATATCGGTGAGTTTTACGGCCCCTAAGAAAATGCGGTGTTCGTCATTGACATATACCCTGATATCTTCCGGAAACCCATCCCCATTAGCGTCAAAGTTCATGTAGGATTTGAGAACCTTCACGCTTTGATTTCGAATCTTGATATCTTTTACTTTTTCTAGTTCTTCTGGGGTAAGCCCGGTATTCCCTTCCTTCGAGAACGGCATTTTATCTTTCAAGAGATTGGAGACGTTAACAAACTGCCCTTTCATCTCCCCTTCTTCTAAGTCCCGAAAGAAGAACTCATCCTCCAAAATGACGGGTTCCCTGTGGATGTCTCTTGAGCCTTTCTGGAGATGGTATTTATCTCTCGTATAGATTTTCGTGACCGTTCTCTCTTCCAGCTCGATTTGCACGGATTTCACCATGGAAGGCTGTCCATCCGCCTCCAGCATGGGCTGTCCGTCAGGTCCCAAAACAGGGGTCATTTCAGTGGAAGGTTCACATCGTGGATTCGCTTCCCAGGACGATTCTGCGATGCAATCCCCAAACGCAATTTCTATTTTCACCCAGTCATCGATGAACTGACGAATCCTTGAGTGAACGAACTCCCACCAATGCATGAGCTTATCGATTCGTTCCAATTTCGGGTAAGAAGCGATATTCTCCGCTTTGAATTTCAGGAGTTCTTCGTTCGAAATCGTCGGGAACAATCTTGCATGGAGCATATCGACGATAGCTTTTGCGATTCGAAGACTCCGATTAGAACAAAACCTCCAAGGAATGGTTTTTGGAAGTCGCTCGGAGTTATACAAATCGAGAAGTTCCTTGCGCCATTCATCGAAACTGAGTTTAATTCCTCGGGAAGTTGTCCCATAAGTCCTTTCATTCCTCGCCGTTTTTGATGCCTCGTAATCTTCCAGCACAATATCAACGAGGGTATCCTGCATCTCTTCGCTAAGCTTTATTTGCACAGAGCTCGGGAGTTCCTGCAACGCTTCATCGACAGGTTTCACATCCTCGATATCGTCCCCGCTTTGGGGGAGGATTTGGTCCTTCAGCTCTCGTGCCATTTATTTTTGGTTACAGCTTGCGTGACTCCTATCGTGCGGGTGTTTATACCCGGATTCTTCTCCCTCATGCCGTTCAAGGCCGCCATGAACGGTCGTTCTCTTGTCATGCATCAGTTCTTCGTGGTCGTACTGCTTCCCTTGATGTCGTGTTTCCCTATGTGCTGGCATTGCTATTCCTCCTCTTGAGTGGACTCCGAAGTGTGACGGGGCCCGTTTTTAAAGACTTTCTTCTTGATGTCTGTGTCGTCGTGCGGGAGCTTTTTTTCCCCATGATGAGAAGTTTTTAAACCACCACCATGGTCGTTATAAAAATCTCCAACGGAATCGTCACGACCACCGTGCGGATTGCTTCTGCGCCCTGAAATGTAATCGGCGGTCCCGTATTCTTTCAGGTCCCCGGCATGACGGCGTGCCGCTTGCCCCTCAAGAGAAATTCCTTCTCTCTTTAACATGTGAACGGGAGTTTTCTCGTGAAGACCTTTCGTGCTCGCAAAATCATGAAGCTGTTGATGACTCATATCCGCTACTCCTTTATTCTCCTTGTACAGTGCTTTGGGGTTGTGTTCCGCTATCGCCATCAGACGGCGTTGCGATTCCGATTTCGCTGGCATAAGAAATCTCTCCTTTGATTTGTTTTAATCTTTCAAAACATTTCGCTCGCTCTTCCTCGATTTCCGCTTCCGTCATGTCTTTATACATGTTGATTTGCGTGTTGTTGATATTGCCCATAACGGTGAGTTCTTTTTCGACTTCGTGCTGGGCTTGATACAAAGCGGTTAAAGCGTTCTTCATCTGGTTCGTTTTAAAAGAATGCCGGTAAACTTTCTGCAACTCCTCGATTCTTCTTCTCTTATTCGCAATATCGATAGTGTCCAGTTCATTCGTCCATTTCTCACGGATTTTCTGGATCGCTTTCTGATAGTCGGGATGCTTTTTGTAATATTGAACAGTACATCTTTTTATTGAAATCCCGAATTCTTGCTGGACGGTTCCGATGATTTCCGGGGCTTTATAAAACATGGCGATCATGGATACCACTCTCATGACTTGATCGGCGGAAAGTTTGCAGGTCGGGGATTTAACGATAGGTTTTTCTTCGTCAACGGAAAAGACTTTTAGATCTTGCACTTTTTTTCTCGTCTTTCTTGAAGAATCTGCGAAGCCAGTTAGTACGGCGGTTCTGAGAGTTCTGGTTGTTGGTCGAGTTTGTTGGTGTATCTTGGCCTTGAGATGACGAGATATCGGACGTCGTCTGCTCCATGGTTCTCCTTGTCTTTTTCCCGTTCCTTCAGGTCTTTCTCTCCAGCGGTTTTTCCTTCCCATTCCTCGTACTGGAGATTTCTTACACTCTTAATCGTTTTCGAGCATCGAAACTTATTAAAGAATAATTTCGGTTTGTTAATGCTGGTCACTGGAGCCGACCTGTCAAAATGCAGGTATTCTCTGACCATCATGTGCCCTAATTCTATGTTATCATTAGCCTCGTAAAACCCGCACCCATGCCGAGCGAGTTCCCGCATCACGCTGACGTTACTCCCGACCCTCACGGGCTTCCTTCCGAAATTCGGGTCAATCAATCTTTTCTTCATCTGGTATTTCCGGTCTTTCTCGATTTTAAGGATTACTTCCGCCAAAGCCTCGGGCTCGATATGCCCTTCCCACTCGTAATCCACGAAGATATCGTCATCGCGGTCGATAAACGCCCAAATTACATGATGGGGAACTCTGTCGTGCGGGTCTAAGACACATATCACAGGGTCCCTGCCGTCATACTCGAATTCCTTGATGTGTTCCTCGCAAAACTCCTGATATACAGCACCCCGCAAGTGAAAGAACTTCCCGTGAATCATCGTCTCCTTGAAATCATCGGGCATGTTCGCCT